CAAAGCGACTGCGGCGAAACATAAGAAAGTTGCAATAGAAGAACTGGACCCCCTTATGACAGAACAATATGAAATTAAAATTTATACAGTGTGCGTTGATAAGCAAGCTGGAAGAATTGAATATCAAGAGGAAGCAAATTCTTTAACTTATCAGGAATTTTACGATAGATTCGAGAAAGTAAAACTAGAAAGAGGAGTTGTAAACAAACAACTGACGACATCAATTAGAAAAAGAGCTGGATTGGACGATGCTGTGGACCCCCGATTAGAAAGTGAAGTATTGAACGAATTCAAGAAATTTTTCGATGTGGAAAATTTCATTGATGCTGCAGTAAAGACGAAACAGAACGACACAGGTGAAGAGATGATAGACGCTAAAGAGAAAGTTGAAGACGTTGATGACGACTTAATTGATATAGCAGTAGAAAATCCCATTGTTCAGAAAATCAGAACTCAATTGACAGAAATATGGCAAAAAGCGAAAGTAACTTTTAATAATACGTACAAAGCAATTTATTCAGGTATAGCGAATGGTCTCAAGTCAACATGGAGTACTATGAGTGGTGTAGTTGGTTCATTTTTACATTACTTAGGTACTACCATCTCAAATTGTGCTATATCAATATTACTCCCTTGTGTTACCCTTGCCCCCCAACAAGTGGCTGTTGCCACCTTATGCGGTATTGCAGCTGGCTACATAGCCCACAAATTTTTCAACGATCTCCCTTCTTCGTGTAAATTTTCCCTCACCCTGAATGAAATATATACCCCATGTGAAAGATGTGATATTTGCAAAATTATGAGATATCCTTCAGAAGGCAGTAAATTGGACCATTTTCTATACAGGATAGGAGTACCTCAGGTGAAGGAAGCGGTGATGCGTTGTCAAATATGGACTGACGATTATTTATGTAGAATTTTGAACAAGTATAGCGAACGTATGAGATATGCTGAGAGAGTGTACGATTCCCAACCTGCTTGTCCCAAACCAACTGTATATGCCCAGGCACTGATTGGTACGTGTAATATGAGAAAGGTAGCAGCGCATGCGAATAGCGTTGGAATGAATTATACTGAAGCTATGAGATTGATTGGTAGCTTGTGTTGGTATAATTGTAAATTTTGTGCGACGCAACGAGGAAAGACTTACGACCCGATGGACAACGATGACGCAATACGATTAGGACGTGAAATTTTAGAAGCGCATAATCTTTTGTATAGACCGGAAATATTTTTGAGAATGGAACTACAACAAGGAGCAGTAAAATACGCAGAAGGAGATCTGGTAAGAGTAGAACAGAGTACGCGAGTTTTGGAGCACAATGCAGTGTGGATTCAAGCGGTCACCAACGACGGAACTTCCACTAAGAGCACAGGAGTGTTCTTGGTGGGACGAACATTGTTGACGACTGCTCACACTGTGTTGTCCTCTGACACGATCAAATTTGAACGATACTTGATACAGAATCCCAATTCGAAAGAAAGTTTTGATATACCCGTGAAAGATTGTAAAACTTCCCGTGTTCGACAACTTGATGGTAAGACAGTTGATTTGGCTCTTATTACTTTCCCAAAAGTAATTCCAAATCGACCTAAAATACTATCTAAGTTTTTGAATGCTAAAGATATTGACTTGCTCATTGAAGGCAAGTTAGTATTGAGCGGATTTAAAGTTAATGGAGAACGACTGATGATGACTGAGCAAGTGACGAGTACCTTTGAAATTTCAACCAAACCATCGACATATTACGAACATCTACCCGGACAATGTCCGAAGAGCGAGATTTGCGAGTGTGAGTTGTATATAGGTAATCATATTGACTATGATATCGATACACAACCCGGACTATGCGGATCTTTAATTTCGGCTAGTAACAAAAACATCCCTTCAAAGCTAATGGGTATGCATGTTGCTGGTGGTCGGAATGTTCCTGCTCTGGGTGTTCTTCTAACACAAGAACTACTAGAAAAGGCGCTAACCGACCATACACAACAGCATGATATGCCTAAAAGCTATATCATCGACGGAAGACTTCCCTATTCGGAAAGTTGACTTGAGCCGAGTTTTCGAGCCAGATTGTTGGAGAGCGGTGATTACATCGACATAGGATCAGCTATAGTTCCGAAAGTCCCTTTAAAATCCGCTCTCCGTCCATCTGCGATCCACGGTGTTCTTCAAACACCTATTACTCGACCTGCCATTTTGCAACCCCAATTGGTAAATGGTATCAAGATAGACCCCATGATCAAAGGAATTCAAAAACTTACAGGCCCCCAAATTTATTTGGACCCTGATATACTGGAAGCCGCTGCCAATGATGTTTTTGATATGATTGGCAGTAAACACAAACCCACAATTGTTCATTCTTATGAAGAAGCAATTGTGGGTGTAGTGGGCGACCCGTATAAACGGTCTCTAAATAGAACTACATCCCCTGGTTATCCTTATAACCTTAACAACACAAAGTAAGGTAAGACCCTATGGCTCGGAAACGATGACGAATACGACTTAACTAACGTGGAATTACGACAGGACGTGACTGATTTGCTTGAGAGAGCACGACGTGGAGAACGAGGCGATGCTATATTCATCGCAACGCTTAAGGACGAAAAACGACCGCATGCTAAGGTGGATGCTGGTAAGACTCGAGTTTTCGAAGCTTGCCCCCAGCATCTAGCTATAGCATTGCGCCAATATTTTCTAGATTTTGCAGCATTTATGATGGAAAATCGAATTGCAAATGGTAGTGCCGTTGGTATTAACCCTTATTCTTTGGAGTGGACTAAATTGGTTCATAGACTTGAGAGTATGGGAGACAATATCGTAGCTGGTGACTTTTGCAATTTTGACGGAAGTTTATTGATGCAAGTATTGATGAAAATATTGGAGAAAAT